GAATGCGTATGCACAAAAGATGCAAATGAAGCGAGAGGCTCTTGCTGATCGTGGCATCTGGACTGCAAAGAAACGCTATATCATGAATGTGTACAACAACGAAGGCGTGCAATATGCAAAGCCCAAGCTGAAGGTCATGGGACTTGAAATGATCAAGTCTTCCACACCTGCTGCCATTCGTGAAAAGATGAAGGACGCGATTGAAATCATTCTTCGTGGATCAGAATCTGATGTCCAAAACTTCATTGAAAAGTTCAAGGACGACTTCAAGAATCTTCCACCAGAAGAGATTTCGTTTCCTCGCGGCGTTTCAGGTATGAAAGACTATGCGGACGCCAGTAACGTATACAAGAAAGGCACACCAATTCATGTAAAGGGTGCTTTGCTCTATAACAATCTATTACAGAAGCATAAACTGACAAAGAAGTATCCTAAGATACAGGAAGGCGAGAAACTTCGCTTTACATATCTCAGACTTCCAAATGTCATAAATGATACCGTGATATCATATCCCGGTAGATTGCCTCCAGAGTTTGATCTACATAGATTTGTGGATTATGACTTGCAGTTTGACAAGGCTTTCATTGAGCCACTCAAGTCTATTCTTGATTGCGTTGGATGGAAGGCTTATCAGGAATCTGACTTGACTTCTTTCTTCTCTTGATATAAAATAAGATATATTTGAAGGAGTGTTTCATGAGTAATATTTTCTCGGCCTTGATCAAAGAGGCTGGTAACGAATATGCCAGTCTTGTTGAAGATGGCATTGAAGCGGGTGATGTAACTGGCTATATTGGTACAGGTTCATATGTACTGAATGCATTGCTTTCTGGTTCAATCTATGGCGGTCTTCCAGCAAACAAGATCACGGCACTTGCGGGTGAGCCTGCTACTGGCAAGACCTATTACACGCTGAATATCGTCAAGCAATTCTTGATTGACAATCCAAATGGCGGTGTGATGTACTTTGAGTCCGAGTCGGCTCTGACGAAGCAAATGTTCGTTGATCGCGGAATTGATGTTCGTCGCGTCCATATCATTCCTGTGACGACAATCCAAGAGTTTCGTACACAAGCAGTAAAGATTCTGGACAAGTATACAGAGACGCCTGCTGGTGATCGTCCGCCGATGCTCATGGTGCTTGATTCGCTTGGCAATCTTTCTACCGAGAAAGAAATCACGGACATCTCCGAGGGTAAAGACACGCGAGACATGACACGCTCACAGTTGATTCGTGGTGCATTTCGTGTCATTACATTGAAGCTTGGCAAGGCCAAGGTGTCAATGATCATCACCAACCATACATATGATGTCATTGGTTCATATGTTCCGACAAAGAAGATGGGTGGTGGCTCAGGTCTTGAGTATGCTGCATCAACGATCATTTTCCTCTCCAAGAAGAGAGAAAAGCAGGACAATGAAGTTGTCGGCAACATCGTCAAGTGCAAGCTGCAGAAGAGCCGTTTGACGATTGCAGACAAGGTCGTTGAGACGCTTCTTCGCTATGATACTGGTGTTGACAAGTATTATGGCTTGCTTGATCTTGCAATCAAGTTCAATATCATCAAGAAGGTTTCAACTCGTCTTGAGCTGCCAGACGGCACCAAGGTATTTGAAAAGAACATTCTTGAGAATCCAGAGAAGTACTTCACGCAGGAAATCCTTGATCAGATCAATGAAAACTGTGCAAATGAATTCTTGTATGGTAAGACGGAGGTAGCGACCGATGATAGTGAAGAAGGTTAAAGATCTCTTCAAGAAATCCATGGTCATGGACAAGGACTTTGATCTTGATCCAGACTACAAGAGCGAAGATACAAGCAAGATGGCTGCCATCAAGATAATGACTGGCAGATACAAGGGAATCACGTTTTGCTTTGGTGGCATCAGGGTTGAAGACAAGGAAAATCCTGATGGAACATATACATTACACTTTGATTATGATATACTGAATCCAGGTAAACACGATCCAAAAAAGCTGGAAGGTAGCCAAGCATTTACGGATACGCTAGGAGCCATTCTAAATTCTATCATCATAGCCGGGATAGAGAGAGAAAGGGAAACGCACGATGAAGAGACTGGAAACAACTATTCTGAAGAACCTGACACAAAACGAAGAGTACGCAAGAAAGGTTCTGCCGTTTCTGAATGATGACTATTTTACCGAGAGATCGGAGAAGCTTGTATTCCAGCACATCAAGGAATTCATTCTAAAGTATAATGCTGTTCCGACACTTGAAGCACTCCATATCAACATCAATAATCTCTCTGGTGTGAAGGAAGAAGAAGTCAAGAATGCTTCGGAAGTATTGAATGCAGTTGAACAAATAAAGGAAGAGAAAAGCGAACAGCAGTGGTTGATTGACAAGACCGAGAAGTTTTGTCAAGAGAAGGCTATCTACAATGCTGTGCTTGAGTCCATTGGCATTCTTGACGTAAACTCAAAGTCCACAAAAGACAAGGGTGCAATTCCAAAGATTCTATCTGATGCATTGGCCGTCAGTTTTGATAGTCATGTTGGTCATGATTATTTGGCTGACTCTGATGCGCGATATGAATTCTATCATCGCACCGAGAAGAAGATTCCGTTTGATTTGGACTTCATGAACAAGATCACCAAGGGCGGTATACCTGCAAAGACATTGAACGTATTTCTTGCTGGTACTGGTGTTGGTAAGTCATTGTTCATGTGTCATGTCGCATCTGCTTGTCTTGTTCAAGGATATAATGTTCTCTATATCACGATGGAGATGGCAGAAGAGAAGATTGCCGAGCGTATTGATGCTAATCTTCTCAATGTCACTTTGGATGATCTTTCAAATCTTCCTAAGGATGTGTATGACAAGAAGGTTGAGAAGGTGCGAAAGAATACGGTTGGCAAGTTGATCATCAAGGAATATCCAACTGCTTTGGCTAGCACAACTCATTTTCGCACACTATTGAATGAATTGCTCTTGAAAAAGAGTTTTCGTCCTGATATAATCTTTATTGATTATCTCAATATTTGCTGTTCAGCAAGAGTCAAGCCCGGATCAAATATCAATTCGTATACCTACATCAAGGCTATTGCAGAAGAGATTCGTGGTCTTGCAGTTGAGTTCAAGGTTCCAATCGTATCAGCTACACAGACGACGAGGTCTGGTTATTCAAGTACCGATGTTGAATTGACAGATACTTCCGAGTCGTTTGGTCTACCTGCAACTGCAGATTTCATGGCAGCTTTGATTTCTACCGAAGAATTGGAAGCATTGAATCAGATCATGGTCAAGCAGTTGAAGAATCGCTATAACGATCCAACGAGCAACAAGAGATTTGTTCTTGGCATTGATCGTGCAAAGATGCGTCTCTATGATGTAGAGCAATCGGCGCAAGATGACATATTGGATTCTGGTCAACAGAAAGGAGTTGATGATAAGTTTGTTGAAAAAGTGATGAAGTCTCCATTTGGTCAAAACAAGTTCAAAACGTCAGGATTGAAGGTGTAAAATGATTGAGAATTATTACTATCAACTCGTACAACAGAACGACGATACATTTACTTGGGATGTAATTGAGACACAAACCAATCAGACGATTGCTGAATTCATATTTGAAGATGATGCAATCTCAATGGTCATGCATCTGATGAGTGGTGGTGGCTTTGATGGATTTACTCCGCAGTTCTTTTTGAATCCGTGACATGTTCATATTCAACACTCTAATGCTTCTTCTGAATGGCATTGATGTACCTCAGGGTAGAATCAAGGCTACGGATATGAAGAAACGAGTCGCGAATTTATTTGAAAATGTCAAGTTCAATATTGAAAGAACGGATTCTCTAGAAGACGAGGATTACACTATTGCTGGATTCTATCTTGAAGAATTGCAAGAGATAGAAATCGTTTTCATTATCCCAAAGAAAGCAAAGGGGTATTTCAATATAGAGAATCCAAATCTATTTCGTTTTCATCTGGCACAAACGATACAGCATGAATTCATTCATCATCAGCAGTTTCTCAAGAGAGATGAATTGCAAACTGGATCTTTTTCATTATGCATGAGGGGAAATAGCGAGCAAAAATATCTCGGCGAGAGAGATGAGATTGATGCATATTCATATGACATTGCGATTGAGGTAAATACATATGGCTGGGAAGACTCACAAACTTTGAAGATCTATCGCAAGCAATTTGACCCCAGTCATCCTGTCATGAAGAGGCTTCTAAAGAAAACATGCAAGAATCTGGGAGTGCTGAATGGACGAAAGAATTGAAGAAATGATGCGCGAAACCATGGAGAAGGCTGAAAAGATGGTTTTAGAAGCAAGATCGCGCGACGAGTTTCTTGCTGTAAATGGATCCTTGCTTGCAGTTGCACAGCGGATGTATGTTGCATACATGGGAAGCGAAGATACGGCCAAGATGTTCTACAACATAGCAGATAAGTTAGCCACACAAAAAGACTAAATATTGAGTGATCTTTGGAGATATAGATGACTCAATGGACTATTGCTAATAATAAATTTCTTTCTACAAATAGAAGCATCTATGAAGTAGTGATGTTGGCTGATCAAAGTGGAAATAGAGTAGCGTCTAATAATCCGCTTTCTGTTGTCATATCTGGATCATCGTCAAATTATGACGCATTTTCTCGTCTTCGTGTTTCGGAACCATATACAGTAGCTGATTACAAGCACACATACGGAATTGATCCTAATTTCTTGGATATTGTTGCGAATAACGCAATCGCAACGTATTTTAGAAATCAGGCTTGTGTTAGACTACAAACAAGCAATGTAGCAAACTCAAGAATAGTGCATCAAACAAAGATGTATCATAATTATTTGCCAGGAAAAAGTCAGTTGATTCTTTCCACGGTGAATATGTATGCAAATGTGGCAAATGTTACGAAACGCACAGGCTATTATGACGATAGTAATGGTTTGTTTTTTGAACAAGCTGGAGATGGAACATTATCATTTGTCATTAGATCAAATACTACAAATACACCCGTGGATACAAAGTTCACGCAAGATACTTGGAATGTAGACAAGTTTGATGGAAATGGTCCATCACTTACGACAATTAATATTGCAGCAACGCAGTTATTCTTCACGGATTTTCAATGGCTTGGCGTCGGTCGCGTGAGATTTGGATTTGCACATAACGGTCTTTTCTATGTTGCACATGAATCTTATCATAGCAATTTTTTGGACAAAGTCTACATGTCTACTCCAAACTTACCAGTTCGTTGTGAAGTTCTAAACACAGGCAACGTTGCTGGTAGTACTGGTGGATACCTGGATCAGATTTGTTCTACCGTAATTAGTGAAGGTGGTCATGCTGATGCTGGACAAGATTGGTCTGTTGCAGTAGCAAATACAAGAGTTCTTGGTGCGGGAAATACACTTCCTGTAATTGCAGTTAGACTAAAGAATTCTTTCAATGGTTATGAAAATAGAGCAACAGTTCGTGCAAGATCAATTGATGCATTTACAACTGGTGATAACATCAAATATACTCTAGTCAAGTTACCAAACCAAAGTCAGTTGACTGGCGGTTCATGGACAAGTGTAAATGCCAATTCTTCATGTGAATATAATGAAACTGCTACAGCATATACTGGCGGCGAAGAATTGGATCACGGCTATCTTGCTGCTGCTACGCAAGGTTCAAAGGAAGTTGCAACGACGGGGTCTGCAACTGTACCATCAGATGCAAAGAAGAATTTCATCGCACAAAATTACGATTCAAGCAATTCAGAAATCTACATAGTAGCCATCAAGAATATTGGCTCAGGAACAACAAATGTTGCTGCAACAATTCAATGGCGAGAAATATACTAAGGCTAAAAAAATGGAATTAATAAAATTTAAAAATCATTTATTAGAAGAAGAGATCTACGAAACAACCATTTTAATGGAAGAAGCGTCGGATCAAGGTGGTGCTGGTGCAGATGCAAAAGGTAAACTACATGAATTGCTAGTGGGCTATCATTTGCGCGGCAAAAAACATATGGAAAAATTCAAAGACAAAGACGGTTTATCTCCAAGAGAAGCACACGATTCATTGAAATCAAAAGTCCATCCACATGAATACAAGAAAATTTATAATAGAGCAAAAGAAGCAGCAGATCATATTAGACATCATGTAGAAACACATCACGGTCATAGTATTGAAAATGTTCATTGGACATCAAAGAATGGTGACATCAAGAGATCTACTGGTGTAGAATCAACGCAAAAGCAAGACGCTTCAGATATCATGATTCATGCCAAAGACAAACGTGGTAAAGTAAGATATCATGGAGTTAGTTTGAAAGTTACTGATACAAACAAGAAGCATATTCCTGTTTCAAATCCAGGAATGGCATCAATGCATAATGCTGAACATACTCTTGAAAATCATAGAAAAAACATTCTTAGAAAATTTCCTGATATGAAAAGCATGTCTGTAAAAGAAAGAAAAGAACATGTCAAGAAATATCCGCATCTTGTTGGTGCGGCACTAAAGCATATGCATGCCAAGACTTTGAACAAAATAGCAAGTGACACGCACAAGCACTTGAGTTCAATGAATACAAAAGATCTCGCACATCATATTAAGACACATATTCTACAAGCACATCCCACTCCTTTGCAACAGCAAGGTCATCATCATCTTAGACATACGACTTATAAAAGTTCTGACGGGCAAAATCATTTTCATGGTTTGAATCCTCACGAACACTATGCATCATACTTGACAGATCATAAGCAACTAAGTGTTCATAAAAGTGGCACAAGTTTGATTTTCAAGCATGGTGGAAAAACAATAGCAAGACAAAGAATCAAGTTTACTTCGCAGAGCGATCCTCTTAGTGGAATAAAAAGTTCTGGCGATCCAAATGTGTGAGAAGTAGGAAACAACATGGCAGGAGTATCTGCAGAAAGACAAGAAACGGGTGTAGTAGACGCTATTAACAAAGCAATAAAGGCGAATGATAAAAATCCTATAACTATAGTTGCAGGTAAAACTACTATCACTGGTGTTATTGAAGCAGAAAAATTTAAAGGTCGTCAGATTTCTGGATCTGAACCTTATACGGATGTTGTTCTTTATTTGAGTAATAAAAAAATATTGAATCTTTCTCTAAAAGGAGAGGAAGCACCATCATTAGCTGGTGGTGGTCTTAGGGGCTTAGAAATTGTAGTTCCCGGAATAGCAAAAAAATTTATGACTGAAGCATATGAAAATTTAATAAAGACGCAAAAACTAAAGATTGGTGATAAGGTTCCTGATGTTTATGGTAAAATATCTCCTAGAGACAAGCTAAAAATTGTTGTAGGAAATAAAGCAATGGGTGGACCAATAGACTATATGTACATAGGTGAAATGAATGTAAGATCAAAATACGATAAAAAAAGAAATATTTTAACATTTCAAAATGGAACTTTAACAGATTCAGAAACATATGCAAAAACACATAATCTATATTTTAGATTAAGAGCCAGACGCGAAGATCAAAGATTTGATCCTGAAGCAAAGGATAATCGTGGAGTTCCAAAAATATACGGAAAATCGCCATCAAAAGGCGATAGTGCAGGAAGAATAGTTATAACTGACGGAACACCAAAAACCGCACTAATAGTAAGTATGTCATAATCGGAGAAACAAATGCTAGACTTCAAATCATATTTGATAGAATCAGACGGACAAGGCATAGCCTCAGCAAAACATCAGGAACATCCTGAAGATGATGCTATAAGAAGTCATGAGCATTTCAAACATGCAGTTTCCGCTCTAAGAGCAGTTCATCATGCACTAAAGACAGGTAACTCTGGTGACACACACATATCAACAAAACAAGACGGCGCACCAGCAGTAGTCTATGGTCATCATCCAAAAACGGGCAAGTTCTTCGTAGCAACAAAGCATTCGGCATATGGTTCAACACCTAGACTTGCAACGACACATGCTGAAGTGGATCAGCACTTTGGTCACTCTCCCGGTCTAGCAAAAAAGATGCACGCTGCTTTGGAACATCTGCCGAAGATTTCTCCAAAGAAAGGCGTATTCCAGGGCGATTTCATGCACGACTCAAGTGAGATGAAGCATGATGATCATGAAGTTTCATTCAAGCCAAATACAATCAGATATCATCTTGGTAGAAATACACCTGAAGGAAAAAAGGCAGTCAAAGCAAAGATAGGATTTTCTACACATACAAAGATTGATGGTGATCCAGATAGACCAGAAACATTGCAAGCATCTCCGCTAAGAAGTACAACGGGATTCAGAAGTCATCCAGATGTACATCATATCTCTGCACAAACAAGTCTTGGTTCTGGCGGACATGTTACGGAAAAAGAAAGCAAGCAAGTAGAACATCACTTGAAACAAGCAGAGAAGATCAACAAGAATCTTCATCCTAATCATCATGATATTGTGAATAGACATGCCGAACATATTTCTACATACATCAATCAAACTGTAAGAACAGGTGAAAGACCAACAACTCAAGGTCTACGCAAGCATATTCAAACTCGTATGCAAAAAGAAGTAGACAAGATGAAGACTGCAAAAGGCAAAGCAGCAAAGACAGAAAGAATGAATGCCGCACTTGCACATCATGATACACATGAAGAACATTTCGGTAAAGCACTAGAAATTCATCATCATGTTCAGCAAGCAAAGAATATTCTAGTCTCTGGATTGAATAGAGCAACAAAGAATGCAAATCCAATGAGACAAACGATTGACAATAAAGAGACAGATCCTGAAGGACATGTTGTTCATCATGAAGGCAAGACGATGAAAATGGTCAATCGTCAAGAATTTTCTAGAGCAAACTTTGCACCGAAAGAGTGGAAAAAGTAAACTATACTAAATACTCTCGTCACCGCTAATTATGGGAGTATACCATGGAAGCAGAATTCTTCAAGCTGGTGGCGGAAGTTGGA